GCTGCTTCGGTAGGCAATTCACTCTCATCCCACACGTCATTCTTTCTTGTTGACAGGGGGTGTTTAGCAGGGAGTAAATCAGTATCGTGTTTACCGCTACGGAAACGACCAGTGCGAATAGTACGTAAGAAGTTGTTGACACGCGCCATAGCCCATTGTTCTGGTGACTTTACATTTGGTCTAACAGAGGCAGGGTTTGTTCTATAGGCACCTACACCTCTGTTGTAGACCTGTTCGAGCATAGCCATAGTGACTTTACCTTTGTCACCATACTTTTCGTTATGCTCCCGCATTTTGTTCTGTAAACCTGCTTTTGGCATTATGTCCTCAATACGCTATTCTTTACTAGGATCATATCAAAGGCTGCAGTGATACGGGCGTTATTACTACGTACAGTCGCTCTTACGTCTATGTCAGACTTCTCTGGAATTGCTAATGGTACAGAGAATGGATAGAAATACTGACCACCATCACCACAGACCTCAAAGGAATGTCCAACCCTAAAGGCATCCTGACCAAAGTATCTGACAAACATATCACCTGTAGCATCTGCACCATCCTGACAGGTAGAAGTGCCTTGTGTAAGATATGCAGTGTAATCTGCTGGTACTGTATATACAGCCATTAAAGTTTGAGCCTTACCAACATTTATACGTGCTACATTAACTGAACTTTTCTGTATATTGATAACAGCAACATTAGTCCCTGATGTCAGATAAGCCCTATAGACACGTAGGAAAGAATTGGTAGTTGCCGTAGCACCAGAGCTAGAAACTGTGATAGTTTCTGATAAAAGGTCATAATTTCCATCTAGTCCCTCAATAACCAAACTCTTACCATTATCAGAAGCATTGACTGCAGGGACAGACAAAGTGCCAGCAGAGGAAAATGATGACCAAGGATAATTTGTGTCGTTAATATCCCAGATTGTTCCAGATTGGTTCTGAGACATAGCAGGTACAGCGCCAAACTTGTGCTGCAGGGAATGACCACTTACTTCACCCTGTGCAATGGAAAGTGGGCTATCTTTGAATAATTGCTTACCCCAAGTGGACATTAGTTCAACTCTTTCGTGATAAGTACCCCAATGTTTCCATCATTGGGAAAACTTTCGATAGTGCCATCTGAGTAAGTAACCTCAAACTCTGCATAATAAGTCCCTGCAGTATCTGTGTCAGGCCCAGTCCAATTATATTGAACTATTCCGTCTGATGCAGGGGAAATTATTGTTGCAGCAGCGTCAATTTTAACTGTACCAGCAAGGTCTTTCATATGAAAGTTTATACTAGCACTGGTCAAATCTATAACATTACCCCTACCATCCTTAAGGGTTGCACGTAATGCAGGGACAGTGTCATTCTGCTTAATAAAGAAAGTTGACATTATGCAGCCTCGTTGATAGTTTGGCTTATTATAACAGAGTTGGCATTAGCGGGAGATAGCGTAACAGAGTTTGATTTATCAGAAAATTCAAAGCGTCTTGCTCTCAAAATGGTGATTGAAGCATCTATGCCTGTGATAGTAAAAGTTGCCTCTACAAAATCTTCAAATTGCGCGATACCTACAATCTGACCAGTGAGTGTAAAAGACCCTCTTTCAGCAGGTAGCGTAATAATAGGTCTAATTACCGCACCTTCTGTTGAAACAGCAAACGTACCAACTTCAGTAACAAGTAATTCACTTTCTATGAAATTGTTATCTTGTCCTGTTACAATAAACGAACCAGTGTTAACTATTAAGTGGAAGTTAGCCGTTATTCTAGCGTCTTCTGCACCAAATGTAAATGAACCTTGAGAGGATTGTGTAGTTGACTTAAAGACATTTGATTGCGTGTTTGCAGAGAAAGTACCAAAACTGACGGGATGAATAACCTTCCTTACGGAATCCTTTCCTGTTAAAGAATAAGAAGTGACCTCAGCATTAAGAGAAACAATAAATGAAGCATCTTGTCCTTCGATAGAATAAGACGTTTGAGTAGCTGGTTTATTAACAAAGAAAACTGAATCTTGGTTAGTTTCGGTAAATGACCCTACGATTGCATTAAAATTAAAACTTGCAGTTATTTGTGCGTCTTGCTCGTCAAATGAAAATAAACCCCTGTTGGCATCCAATGTTACGTCAAACGAGGCATCAAAATCATTTATAGTATATGATGTATTATCAACAGGGAAATTAATATTGCGTACAGCATCAACACCCGTAAGATCAAAACTCGCCACCACCGAAGGTATGGCAACATTTGATGTAATATCTTGGCCTGTTGTCGAATATGCAACAAATTCTGCGACAAGAGTAAAATATATCTGAGCATCTTGACCAGTTACGTTAAAGCTACCGTCACCGTGAGAAATGCTTGTGTTAGTGTTTGCTGCTTGTCCTGTGAGTGCATAGGACGCTTGACCAGCCGCCAGAGTAATACCGAAGACTGTCGTTTGCCCCGTGACAGTAAATGATGCCTCTGACGCAGTAAATGGGTGCTTAAATCCACTTGCCTGACCACTAAGAGTAAATGACCCTGCACCTGCTAATTTTGTTACGGACTTAGCTGCGCCCTGTCCAGTAATAATATAGCTGCCTTGCGTTGTAATAACAGCATAAACCCGCGTGGTTGCTATATCCTGACCAGAAACCGCAAACGAGCCATTATCAGCGGTCATATTATAGTTGCGAGTTAAATCTGCGCCCTGACCATACAAACTGTAACTTGCGTGGTCAGATGAAATAGACGTATCAATGTCAATATTACTAAATGAAAGTGCGTAAGAAGCATGACCTGCCGCAAGAGTTCTTGCCAGCGGTGTTGCCGCGTCTTGGCCCGTAATTGTAAATGTACCTTGGTCAGCAACTATTTCATAACGAATGCCAACCTCTACGTTATCCGCTAATGGTGCTGCTGCTATGGGGCCTGAACCAAGCATCTTTATTCCTTACGGTTTTATGGGCCAATCTGTCGAAGAAAGGTGCGGCCAATTTTCATGTGCATTACTCATGGATCAACTCCTTCAACCTGCACCCAAGATGTCGTTGCTTCATCCCAAGCGTAATCATTGCCATCATTAGGTTTTGCTGTTGGTGATTCCCACTGACAAGTCGTTTCATTAAGCGTCCAGCTTGCATACGGCTTTGGCGGAATAAACGCATCACGACTGCTATCGTAAATGTATCCCACAGAAGCATAGTTTTTACGAATTGTAGCATTGTAGCTAGTTTTGACCCAAGTGCCGCCAAATAGGTTTTGCAAATGCGTAATGCCAAGGCTTTCTTGCTCATAACCATCATCGTCTAAGAGTACGCGATTATTAACTGACACAACCCTTAACACAATATTATTGCTGTCTAATTCTGCAAAGTGTGCCATTAGAAAGTTATACTCCCTGACCCAGTGAATTTGTAAATTGTATCAGCACCATCCGTTGTGACAGTTGGTGATCCCGTTGTGGCTGATGCTGCTCCACTTAAAGTTCTAATAATTACAACGCCAGAACCACCTTTACCCGAACCGACAGTCCCTGAACCGCCACCACCGCCGCCGCCAGTGTTCACTGTGGCATCATTGTTGCCGCCATTAGCACCACCGCCTGTACCCCCAGAACCAGCAGAGCCACTGGCTGCACCGCCACCGCCGCCTCCAGCATAAGTTACAGAACTACCCGTAATGGAGCTAGACGATCCGTCTCCACCGTCGCCTCCAGCACTAGATGTTGCGTTTCCACCTACAGCGCCAGCTCCACCACCGCCACCACCACGACCATTCGTGCCGTTGCTGTGAGCATCACCACCATCGTTACCTTGGCCAGATGTACTATTACCACCAACACCCGCACCGCTAGAGCCAGCAGAGCCACCGCCACCAGAGCCACCCGCCAACTCAGTCGCTGTTTCTAATCTACTATCCGCACCCTTACCTCCACCATCAGAGGTAATCGTTGTTATTCCTGTACCTGATAAAGAGCTATCACTACCAGCCGTATCTTCACTACCACCACTACCCACTGTAACAGTGTAAGTTACCCCCGCTGAAACAGAAAGGGAAGTACCTGCTAGAAGCCCACCTGCACCACCACCACCGTGGCCTTGACTAGAACTGGTTCCTTCACCACCACCACCGCCGCCAGCAACCACTAAGTAATCTATGGAGTTTGCAATAACGGCTTCCGCTGGAAACTCACCCGCTCCAAGGCCGATTTGTTGCTCAGATAAAGAAAACACCCCAGAAGCTGCACTAGATGTTGTGACATTTTTTGGGCCTATGATACTTCCATTAGCCCTACTCATTAGCTGATTTCCTCATATGAACAAACCGCCTCTAAGTCAGATGCCGCACTTGCAGTCAAACGTAAGCTATCACCTTCCTCAAGGTAGATCGCCTTTGATACAACATCTAACGTACTGTCGGCGGGAACATTGATAGTCTTTGCAATATGATAAGCTGTAGAGGAACGAAATACATCCACGTTTACTGTGGCATCATTTGTCCCATCAACATTTGACACATAAAGCGCGTTAATCTTGAATACCTTACCGCTTGATGCAGAATTAGTTACAATCGCCGTTGCGCTTGTGCCAACCGCCTGAACCGCTGTTTTCCCAGTGATCGTTGCGACATTTACAATATTAGGTGCAGCCATTCTCTAGCCTCCAAAAACGATAGCCATGCCAGCCACCCTTGCATTTAAATCTTCGGCACCTGCTGTAATCATCACCACCGCAGAACCAGACAAAGTAATAGCCGCATCCGCATTATTGCTTTCCGTAACTGTACGGGTCAGCGTTGTACCTGAAGCGGTATATGTACCAGTTCCGATTTCCCAGTTGTCGCCGTCTTCGATCAAGTAGCGAACAACATCACCGTCCACAACACCACCATCGGCAAAAGACTGATAACCAGTCTCTGCCGAACCAAGTGTAATAGTGCCTGTACCTGTTGTCGCCGTGGCGACCTTTACGCGATTTGCTAGAACTGGCATTAGTCACCTTTACGCGATTTGAATAACACCATTAGCGGCTGAGAAATCTACGGTAAGACTATCACCATCGTTGAGCGTCAACGAGGAGCCATAATCGTAATAACCAATCAGAGGGTCAGCAGGTGTTGCCACAGTGTCGTTATAAAGATACACATAACGGAATGGACCAGTTGAACCACCAGAAGAGGTTAAGGTAATGTCCGTTAACACCAGCTTATATGTACCTGATGTTTGTGTCGATGAGGTTGTTGTCACATTACGTGATGATAGATTTGTATATGCAACTTGCGTCACATTTGCCAAAACACCATTCCCATCGCTTGCAGGATTAGATGACTCTGACGATGGTGCAGTATTTGATAGTGCCACAACAATTTGGTCGCTTTCCAAGTCCATATTATGAACCGCATTAACGACAAAATCGTTTACTTTATTGAAGGTAGCCATTTTGTTTACTCACTTTTCTTTGGTGGTAGCTCTGCATTAGCTAACAGAGCATTTACAATATCATCCTGATCACTCAGGTCTATGTTAGCGCCGTTCAAGTTACGTAGGTAACTACCAAGCTCTCTCAGGTCATGTGGCGCTACATCACCTGCACATATCTTTGGCATGAGGTCAAAGTTAAGACCGTTGATATGCCAAAGCGGTTCAACTAACTGCTTATTCAATACATCAAAAATGGAATTAATATAACTTTCCATAGAGCGTAGGAATAAGTCAGTTTTAGATTTGCTTAACGCATAAGAGCCATTTGCTCCTGCGCCCAACATCAAGAACTCAGCCATAACGCTCCTAGCAATATCGTGCTGATAGCGGCTGATGATAGGATTGATATCAATGTTGCGAGAGCCATTACTTGTAATAAGTTCAATGTCCACAATTCTCTGGTTGGTTGGTTTTCCATCTATGTCTCTATATACATCAGAGGGCAACAAAGCATAACCTTGCTCATTGAACTTAAGATCCCTTAAGATCTTCTCCATTTGACCACGTACTGATACTTGATCAGCAGTTGCATCAGGAGAAAGATATTCTGCAGCAATCCTTCCAATAGGAACACCATGAAGCTCTCTCTCAACAGCTATAGCTTCCACACTCTGAAAGTTCTTTAGGTACTGATACGAAGTATAAGCATTCCGTAAGATAGAACGACCAGAAGGGTCATTGTTTATACTTGTTGTTTTATAGTGCAACAACTTATTAACAGGAATATAGGTGGTTTTAAGACCGTAGTTCTGTTCTTGCTTTACACCTAATACATCCCCTGTTGTTTTATCAACATCAAACTCTTCTATGGTCCATTGCGCCCTAGAAGCCAGCTTCCTTACGCCTATCCTACCATCAGAATATCTGCTATAAGATTTTGGATCATCTGTTCTAGGTCCACGTCTACGTTTATAGACCACCTCAAACAAAGAAAACCCAAACGTCAAATGCGAAAGGGCTTCTGCAATATGATCATCAAGAGAGTGTTCCATGTCCTTTAGGACACCTTCGACAAACTCTGCTTCTTTCCTACCTGCTGCTGTATCTTTAGCAGGTTCAACATAATAATCTACATCACGTAGAACCTGCTCTGTGGCGTACATAATTGCGCCAATAGTGCTATCATTGTCTCGCATCTCACGAAACTTGTTGATAGCCTTCTTACCTTTGATCTCCTGCAGAAACTCATCTGCACGAATAGTACCATTGCGGGTCTGTTCCCCACCTTGGCCTAACTCTAGTTTACCTAGCTGTTCACTAATCTTCTTCATTTAGGCCACTAAACCTTTTGCGCTAGAGTAAGCAAGTCTTAAGGTAGGGGTTGGATTACCGTGGTGCATTAGGTCGGTCAATGCCCACACGCAAGCGTCTAACCTATCGGGAGATCCCAGAGAACCTAAAGGCTCCCAAGTTCTCATTTGCGTTTCCAACTCGTCAAGACCTTTAACATGCTTGACTTTATGTTTTTCATAGAGTGCAGATATAGGTTCAGCCCTAGCCATTTTTCCTCGACTAGCATGTACAAGGCGAATAGGAACTGTTTCATCTTCTGCTTCAAGTGTCCTACGGACCATTTCACCGCCTTGGTTCCTTTCGGCAACAATACGATCCGCACTATACTCCCTGTACAACGAGATAGCCTTCGCTGCCCATTGTTGAGGACTAAATCTGTCCGTGGCATCCTCAAGTACGTATCCAATCCCGTTTACATCTACACCAGCAACAATAATACCAGTCATGTCAGATTCTGTCTTAGCTGTTACAGCAGGGTCTACAGCAACAACAATACGATTGAGTTCTGGTACTTCACTTCTTTCAATGGTACACTCGTCAAGCATTTCTGTTGTCCAGAGTGCGCCATCAGCTTCTTCTAATATCTCAGCATAAAGTTCCTGTCGCCCTAACCTTGTTCCTTCATACTCTTTTCTAACTGTATCAAGGAATGGCTTTGCCAAGTTGTCCACATTATCAAAGGTAGATCCTCTGGTAATGTAGCTATCAGGAGAAGCAATTAAGCCCCTCATCAACTTGGTGGGCTTTGGTGTAGTTGTTACCATCACCCTTGGTTTACGACCAAGACGTAAGGTAAACTGCAACATATCCCAAACATCTTGCTGGTTACGCCAAGCTGCAACCTCATCTGCCCAAGCTGCATGAAACTGTGGTCCACGTAAACGCTCTGGATCTTCTGCAGAATAGAACTCTACCTTAGCTCCATTCTCCCACGTTAGGGTTCTGTTGGTAGGCGACCAAACAGGAAACCCCATCTTACCGCCTCTGTGTGTCTTGTCACCCTTCCAACAAACATTAA